CCCCATTGCTTCGTTTCCGCGTCGAACCACCTCCAAATCTCTTCGTCGCGGCATATGCTCGCGTTCCACCAGCCGGTGTGGGGCGGGAATCCCTTGTGCCATGTTCGCTTGCTCATTTTGATTCACCTGTCAAAAACGCTCTCACAAACGCCTCTGCGACCGGCGCAACGATCGCGTTTCCGTAGGCGCGCAGGCGTCCCACTCGGGCGGTAGCCCCATCAACCAGCGGGAATGTGCCGGGTTCAACTGGCCTCCATTGATCGTCCCGGCACAAGAGCCAGTCAGCATCTCGCCAGAAGCCGTTAAGCGGATGGGCTGCACAAGGTTCGCTTGGCCTGGTAGCTTCAGATATTTCGCCCGCGCCCCGTCCGGTTGCTTCGGCCCGTAGCAGTGCGCACTCCCGGTCGCATCGTTCGCCATTGGTGTTGTCCATGCTGCAAGCCTTGCCACGCGCCCCAGCAGTGCGTTCAACGGAACATTCTCGCACTCCGCACCGTTTTTCCAGTCTCGTGTTGTTGGAGTCGGCCACGAAGTAAATCCGGTGCCGTCCGTGCGGCGCACCGAAGCCCGCAGCAGGTAAAACGACCGGCCCGACGGCGTAACCTGCTGCTTCCATGTCAGTTTGTACAAGGTCGAGCCAAGCATAGCCGTCTGGACTCGCAACTTGCTCGCCAAAGACCACTGAAGGGTGGCACTGGCCAATGAGATGGTGCCACGCGGGCCATAGGTGCCGCTCGTCAGCAAACCCAACTCCTTTGCCTGCCGCGCTGAAAGGCTGGCAAGGGCATGAGCCTGTCCACACTGGGCGGTCATCAGGCCATCCGGCTTTTCGCAGGGCGTAGCTCCAGACGCCGATTCCTGCAAAGAAATGACATTGGGTGTACCCGCGTAGGTCATCGGGTCTGACATCTTCAATGCTCCGTTCATCAACATCGCCGGGTGCAATACGCCCAGCGGCAATCAGGTTGCGCAGCCATTGCGCCGCATATGGGTCAATCTCGTTGTAATAAGCGCGTTTCATGGGTTGTCAAGAAATGAAAACACTGCTACACCGGACAGAATGAGACAGACGAAGGCCCAAAATGCTTGCTGAACGCTCGGTGCATCAACCAACCAAACCAAGCAACCAACGAACGCAGCGGCGGAAATTGTGGCAATCAGTCGATCAAACATTTTTATCCTCCGCTCGCGATTCGAGCGCGGCGTCGTTCTCTTCCTTGATGTACATCGCGAAGGCACGCTTTGCTCGCTTTTCCAACTCTGCGATCGCATCCTTGGAAATAATCCCCATTAGATCGTCGCCGCCCTGGGTCATAACGTCGATCAAGTAGATATACCCATCCGCACTATCGACACCATAGCGGACGCTCAAGGGCACGCTATCGAGGGTTGTCGAAAAATCGTCAATAAAATCTTCACGCATTGCTCTCTCCTGTTAAAACTTGTAAGTCAACATGAACACTGTCTGGCCTTTCCACAAGGGCGGCCAGGGGTCTGCGCCGTGGCCGCTAAAGCCGTGACCATCGGCGTAGTAAGACAGGGCGAGTGTCAGCGGCCCATGCGTGAGCGTTGCGCCCGCCGTGTAACCGAGTGCCCATTGTGACTGGCTGACGTTGATGGGCGACACTGGCCCGGTAGGGTCAAATATGTTATGAGTAATCCGAATTGATGGATACCAGTTCGGCACTGTAAGTGCCCAGGCGGAGTGATACAGGAACGGCCCTGCTTGAATGCCGAACTGCCACTTGCCTTGCGTGTGTGCCTGCAGGGTTGCCGCAATGCCATAGACTGATCCTGAGCCGATGTAATGCGCCAACGATAGAGGCGTCCCTTTGTAGCCCGAGCCGGAATAGTTCGCATCGTTCGGGGTGTCTTGCGAATTCACCGAATACGATCCGAGGGAAACAGCGTCAACGTGCCAGGCAAGGGTCGGCGTCAAGTCGCCCGTTACACCGATCAGGAACGCGGGGGATTGCAGGTCGAGGGAATGCGGAAAACCCTCCTGATACCAGACGCCATTACCTTGCGTTGTGGATCGCGCAACACCCGCGCCCACTTCGATGCTAGCAGCATGGGCGAGAGGGGCAAAGGCGAGGATGCCTGCAAGGAATGCTTTTTTCATGGTTACTCTCCTGTCAAAGTTAGATTTTTAACGCCTTACGAACAGCAATCCTCCGCTGCGACAATGTTCTGGCGTCTGAATCACGCAGCCCATAATTTCGAAGCGCAAGAACCGTCAAAATCGCAGCCTTTTTTACTGGTGGCAACATATCATTGCCAAAAATTAGCATCTCGAGCAGGTCTTCTGAATCATATTGAAGGGCGGTTAAAATCGAAGCTCTGTAAATCTTCCTTCTCCCTTTAGCAAACAGCACAGATGCAAGCACTTTATAAGCAAGTGAACACATATCATTTACTCCACCTGTATAGTGCCACCCTCCGACTTCCGAGCGGCTTGATAATCTCGGCAATCTCGATCAAGCCAGCACGGCGCAGGCGCAGGACTACGTTCGACACACTGCGCAGGGGGCGGTCGATCTCGGTTGCAATCTGCCTGACGCTCATGGGCTTGTCTGCATGTAGCAGCGTTTCTGCGACAAGGTAAACAGTGCGGGGCTTCATGCCTCGATCCTTTCCGGGCACCAAGTCGCAGCGACGATGTTTGCAAAGCCCAGGTATTGGATGCACTTGAGCTCGTCGCCATCTGCGCGAACCTTCGTGCGGAATGCGTCCAGGTCGCCCGAAAAACACCCAGCTTCAAACCAAGGGCCGCCTTCGACGTTGAAGGCATAGACAGTCCGATTGACACTGCCTGCACCGGACAACGCCAGCAGTGGATACCCTGGATGTGCCCGCCGTCCAGTGAAAGTACATTCATTACCAAAGTGATTAGACACACCGAAACTACAAAACTTGCCGAAACGGCAAGACTTGCCGAAATTGCAAGACTTGCCGAAGCTGCAAGACACGCCGAAACGGCAAAGGGCGCTAAATCTGCAAAACGCGCTAAATCTGCAAAACGCGCTGAAGCTGCAAGACTCGCCGAAACTGCAAAACTTGCCGAAATTGCAATACTCGTCGAAACTGCAATGCTCGCCGAAATTGCAAGACATGCCAAAATCGCAAGACACCCCGAAGCTGCAAAACTTGCCGAAGCTGCAAGACATGCCAAAAATGCAAGACTTGCCGAAACGGCAATGCTCGCCAAATGTTTTTATCTGCGAGTAATCGCCTGTGGGGCATTGTTTAACCCCGTCAACGACGGGCAGAGAATCAAACTCAGCTTGCGTAAATACTTTCATTATCCTCTCCAATTGGGTTTAGCACCCTCAAGTAGCAGGCCACCGTGCTTGCGTGCAGTCAGCCAGGCGCGCAACCATTTGCGTTGCATCGCGGGGTCTTCCCATAGGCGACGAGCCATGCGTCGCACTTCAAGGGACGTGTAGGGGGTTGTGCGTTGTCCTTTCATGGTGTTTCCTTCCTTTGGTTGACTTGATGGGAGAAATTCTCCCCACTAGCTCACTCTGGGAATGAGCTAGGAGGGTAATCTCAATGCTGGTCCGTGTGTCTGCGAGACTGGAGGACAGTAAGGGCATGGCGCCTGGCCATTAGGCTGCATTCTCGGTACTGGTCATTCGTGATACGAAGGGCCTTTGCGAGGATATTAAGTATATCTCGCAGAGCTTCAGCATTAGAAGCGGAGGCTATTGTATAGCCTATAGCACAGGCGTGGCAGAAGGAGAGGGCCTCCGGGCCGTGGGCTTGCTGGAGGTCTTCCAGCTCCTCTATCATTGCATCTATTTGGTCATCGGTCAGCATATCGGTGTCCCGGCGAGGGTGTTAATGAGAATCCATGCGAAGGCTACTGCAGCAGCGATGAGGATGAGCCATTCTAGAATGGACGAAGGCATTGTTTTCTCCATGTGTCTGACTAGCATAAGATGTGATGGCGGGTAAGCATCTCGCCGATAGTGTAGAGAATGATCGAGGCGGCGAATAGTACCACAAGGATGTATATGATCCAGTCTAGGATATTCCTAAGCATTATATTCTCCCGGCTAGAATAAAAAAAGAAGGACAAGAACGAGGAGGATAAGCAGGACTGTCATAGAATGTCATACAGGTAATCCGGCTCCAGACCGAGCATGTCTATAAAGACTTCCTCGGGGTCTTCCCCTTGGTCAATTGCCTCAAGGCAGGCTTCCCTCACCTCCTCGATCAGTTCGAGGGCTTCTTCTTCCGAGAGACCATCCCGTTGCATTAGAATATCCAGTAATGTTTCCATTTCTATGTCCTTTCAGTCAGACGATGAGAAGAAACCGCGGAGCGAATTGCCGCTTCGCGGAAGGTTAATTGAATGCTGCTCAGTAGCTCCTCCTTCGAGTGATTGATCCAGTGCCTGTACATAATGACCATTGCTGCCTTGCGTTCGGTATAGTCCTTGATGTGACTGAAGGGGGTCATGGTTAACTCCAATTATGGGTGGATAATTAACGTCCTTTTTTCACGGCGGCAGTAGCAATCGCAAGTGCTTTCATAATATCCTCCGGGGAACTTGAAGCATCTGCCTCCATTGGTTGAAGCTCATTCCCTTTAGCTACCAGCTCTTCCGCTAGGTGCCTCGCCTCTTCCCCAATTGCCCTCCCTTCCGCCCAAGCAGACCTACCATCGCTTACAATCGAGGGTTTTTCCTCCTCCCGATAGGCCATCCCAGATTTAATGTCCTGGGCGAGGCTTTTGGAGATATTAAAGTCCCTGCAGATTTGATGCAGGGGAATGCCATCCTGGAAGAGGGATCGAATGAGACGGGCTGTTTCCATCGTAAGCTTCCTAGGCGGTGCCATTAGTTTTTCTCCCTTTGTGAATGATACTCTGCCGATGCTTCCTTATAGGAAGAATCAATAACCTGCTCCTCCCGATATGCTATTCCTGCTTTGATATCCTGCGCGAGACCTTTGGAGATGTTAAACTCCCTGCAGATCTGCGGGATGGTAGCTCCCTCTCGGAAGAGGAAGCGAATATGTCGGGCTTGTTCTATGGTAAGCTTCCTAGGCGGTGCCATTGTTTACTCCGTGGGGGTGAGAATGGGGTTTATCGGGTAAATATATCACGACGAATAACAATATCCAATGAATTTTTTTGATGGGTTCGTGGATTGTGATTGGAAAAATAATTGATGCTCTGGGATTTATTATTATTTTTTATTATTATTGTCATCCGAACCCCATTTTCCCGTTCCCCGTCGGGGGAGTGTTTAGTAAAAAAAAAAAAAAAAAAAAAAAAAAAAAAAAAAAAAAAAAAAAAAAAAAAACCCACCCTCAACCGATTTTTGAGGAAAGGGGGGGGGGGGGATGTAAAAAAAAAAAAAAAAAAAAACTGCTCTACTGCAGCGAATTTTTGGGGAAATGGGGGGGGGGGTATTACAATAATAATAAAAAATAATAATAAACCCGGCCAATGGCCGTGCGCACCGGGGGCGAATGCCCGAATGCCCGGGAATGCCGTTAAAACGGCCGTGGCGGGGTTTTCACCGCCCGGTGCCCATATACCGGCCAATGAAAACAAACCGCATCCCGGCCCATTTTGCCGGCCGGCCCCGCCCCGGCCCCGCCGTGCACACCAAAAAAAACCCGGGGCAGCCCCCGGGTGAATTGGAACAGACCGATTAACCGGCCATCAAATCGGACAACAGACTGTCCGCATCCTCTGCCGCTCGGGGCGCCAGCTCGAGCATTTTCTGCCGAACTGCCGGTGCAGTGGCCAATTGATTCAACAACTTCCGCCGGGTCGTGCCCAATTTTTCCGCCTTCGCGTCCAATTTCGCGAGAACTTCCTGAACGGGAATTCCCTGAACCGCGGCAACAGCCCGGGCAATCAGACCCCCCTCACCCGATTCACCGGTGCCGGAGTTTGAACGAACTGACCATTCCGCTGCACCGGACATGTAATAATCCCCCAGCGCCCGAATCGCAGCCATTTTCTCCTCGTCCGTCGGGGACTTGCCTGTAGCCGAATCCCGGGAAAGGGCTGCATTGTCGCCGATACGCTGCTTGAAGCCGTGCAATGTCGCATAACGGACATTATTGGGGTGAACCCGAGATAAATCGAATGTGTACGAACCGCCTTCCGTGGACGTGAACGTAATGCGATTGTTTTCCGTGTCAATACTAGTCCGAATTGCCATGATAAATCCTCCTGTTCGTCGCCATGCGCGGGATGCGCCTAGCCGACACATGAATAATAAACCCACTATGCCTGATTGCAAGTCAAAAGATGTAATTCATTGTAACTGACGAGCCATATAACGTACCCGTGCGCCCACGCGCGCGAATACAGCCCAGTCGTGCCATTGTCCAATTGATTTTTCCAATCCCCGGCCATCCTGCAATAGCCGTCCGACCTGCCGACCCGCAATCCCCTTTATCCATTATTCATTATCCATAACCAGCCGGCCATTATGCACGGCGCATTATCTTCTTCCATCCAGCCATTACCCGCGCCCATTACCCAAGGCCGATTATCAACTGGCTGCAGTCCATTATCCCTGCCCATTAACCCCGGCGGGGGGCAAAATTTCTTTGATCAAAAAATTGACATAGCCAAAATTAGCAATTTTAAGGTGTGGGAAGATAACGTTAATTATCCTCAGGTAATCAATTTCAGTCCACCCAGTCCTCCGGCCATCCCTCTAGCACCCCCACCTTCCGTTTGTTTCGGCCCATGCCGGGGTATATAATCGCCTAGTCAGGGCTGTCCCGACCCGCCCAGAGGAAACTTCCATGAGTTCTATCCAGAAGGTCAGCTACACGCACGATGCAATGATAGATATGCTGGTCGCTAATCCGGGGATCAGCCAAGGGGAGCTTGCAGCCCACTTCGGCTACACGCCGGCCTGGATCAGTATCATCATGTCCAGTGATGCCTTTAAGGAGAAGCTGGAGGCTCGGCGAGAGGAGATGGTTAATCCCATCATCCGGGTAACGATGGAGGATCGGTTCACGGCGGTAGTGATGAAGTCCCTCGAGGTGCTGCAGGAGAAGCTGGAGCAGCCCCCTACAGCCGTCCCGGATCAGCTGGCCCTTCAGGCCGCCGCCCTCGGGGCAAGGGCCCTCGGAAAGGGCGGTTTCGGCGGGTCTGGCGGGAATGCTGTCCAGGTCAATGTCCAGGTTAATGCGGAGGAAAGACTGGCTCGGGTGGCCGGGCGTCTTTCTTCCCTCGTTCGGGAAAGGAGAGGTGATGCGGAAGTCGAAGTCGGCAGTTAAGGTGCCCAAGGGGGCATCCGGGCAAATGGAGCCGAAGGGGAAAAATCCTGTTCGGCAGCACTATAGCATGGCCCTTCCGGGCGGGAAAGGAAAGGAAAAGAAATGAGCATTGTTAAGCGGCTGGAAGAATGGCTCCATCCTGAAGTAGTGCGGCTGATTGCGGAGCTCGAGGCGCGGGTGGCTGAGCTGGAAAAACTCCTGCATCTTGAGCGGGCAGATAAGACAAATCCACCGGCCCAGGCGAATGAAAGTAACCTTCCCAGCTAAGCGACAAGGGGAAACCCTCGCCCTTCAGTTTGACTTTACTAGCAAACTGGCAGCTAACCAGTACTTCACGTCAGCGACTGTAACGGCCAGTGTGTATAGTGGAGCAGATCCGAGCCCGTCCCTAGTCCTTAGTGGCAGTGCCACCATCTCCGGGGCTGTTGTTACGCAAAAAGTCACCGGAGGCGTGGCTGGAACGATCTATTCCCTTCTTTGCACAGTCTCTTCATCTGATGGCCAGACCCTTGAGTTGATGGGTTTCTTAGCCATTGCCCAGGATGCAGTGTGATGATCTTTATCGAAGTGCCCCGATCCCTTATCCAGGGGGAGATTGCTAAGCTGGATGAGGCAGCACCCCGGGCTGCTGGTCTAGAGGACTTTATCAAGGGTGCCATCTACGCACTCGAGTGGATTGCTACGGGGCATAATCCACCTAGTGAGCTGTTCCCCCCGCCTGGAGAACCTGTGCAATGAACCTCACCGTGGACTTGCTAGAGGGCTTCGCCAGTGGCTATCTTAGCCCACTGTATGAAGATCCTCAGCCTGTCCCGGACTTCCATAGGATTTGCTGGAAGGCCTATTGCACAGAGGAGACATTCGTCTCTGTCGCCGCTCCCCGAGGGCACGCGAAGAGTACTTCTCTGACTCATGCCTTCGCCCTGGCGAATATTTGCTTCCGCACTGTGAACTATATCCTAATCGTGAGTGCCACAGAAGATCTAGCTATGGGGCACCTAGGGGATATTGCAAAGCAACTTCGGGAGAATGATGACCTGCGGGAGGACTTCGGAATTGATCGGCTACTGGTCGATGCGAAAACGGAGGTGATTGTTCGATTCCAGGATGGGCATGAGGCGAAGCTGCTGGCGAAGGGTAGTGGACAAAAGCTCCGGGGGCTGCTGTGGAATGGGCAAAGGCCCGGGCTAATTATCTGCGATGACCTGGAAGAAGATGAACAGGTGGAAAGTCAGGACAGGCGGGTGAAATTCCGCCGATGGGTTAACCGGGCCCTCATTCCGACACTCAGTACGAAAGGAAGAATTCGCCTCCACGGGACGATCTTGCATGAGGACAGCTACCTAGCCCGGACAATGAAGTCCAAGTCCTGGCACAGCCTATTTTTCAAGGCCCACGCGGGCTTTGATGACTTCAGCCAGCTCCTCTGGCCGGAGATGTGGTCGGAGAAGAGGCTGCGGGAGAAGCGTCAGCAGTTCATCGATGACAATGATGCCAGCGGATATTCTCAAGAATACCTGAACAGTCCCCTGGATTCCAGTGATGCGTACCTGAGGAAGGAATGGTTCCTCGCCATGACGGATGAAGACTATGACGCGCCGAAACGAATTTGCGCTGCATGTGACTTTGCCGTCAGCAAGAAAGACCATGCGAACAAAACTGCCTTGGCGGTGGGCGGGGAGGACACTCGGAATATCCTACATGCACTGGATATGGTCGTAGGGAAGTTCGACTCCCTCGAAATCATCGACGCCCTCTTCGAGCTGCAAGAAATTTGGAATCCCGAACAGGTCTGGGTGGAGAAGGGGCAAATCTGGAGTGCCCTTGAGCCGATGTTCAAGAAGGAAATGCAGGCCCGGGGGGTGTGGATTAACTTTGTCGAAGTGGCCAGCGTGAAAGACAAGGCAACCCGAGGGCGGGTTCTGCAAAAGAGGATGAAGAACGGCGGGATGCGCTGGGATAAGGATGGAGAATGGTTCCCAGCCTGCGAAGACGAGATGCTTCGCTTTACGGGGACGAAGGAAAGTGCAGAGGACGACCAATTTGACGCCTTTTCCCTCCTTGCCGTCGGCTTCGAGTCAATGGGTGCTGTGGAAGAGGAAGATGTAAATGAGAGTATTTCCCTGGAAGATGACTGGTACCTAGCCAGACATTCAATGGACCAGGAAAGTGGGCGGAGTAGTGTAACTGGATACTGACAAGGACTTAAAATGGCTAAACTGACGGCAGCAAAGCGGAAGAAGCTCCCTAAGGCAGACTTTGCCCTGAGTGGTGGGCGATACCCTATTGAAGACAAGGCCCATGCGAGGAATGCTCTTGCTCGCATCAGTCAATATGGAACTCCCGCAGAAAAGAAAATTGTCCGGGCGAAAGTGCATAAGAAGTACCCCTCTATTGGGAAAAAATGATGCTGGTACTAGACAGGAAAATTAAACTGAACAAGGAGACCATTGAGTCTCCTAACCTCACTTCCCACTTCACAAGTGAGGACTTGGATCGACTGGGAGCCTGGGCGTATGCAGGTTACCAGAGGGACTTGGCCAGCCGCCGTCGGTGGGAGACCAGAATGCAGGCCGCGATGGACTTGGCACTGCAGCTGCAAAAGGCGAAAAACTTCCCCTGGCCGGATTGCAGTAACGTGGCCTTTCCCCTCGTGACAATTGCGGCTCTCCAGTTCCACTCCAGGGCCTACCCTATGATCATTCAAGGGACAGATATTGTCCGCTATAAGGTCTGGTCGGAAGATCCAAATAGTAAGGAAGCTGAACGTGCCCGACGCATCGGGAAGTATATGTCCTACCAGCTCCTGGAAGAGGATGAAGACTGGGAAGAACAACATGACCGGATGCTAATCCAGCTGCCCATTATGGGATGTGCCTTTAAAAAAACATACTACAATGGCGCAGAACAGCATAATGAGTCGGAGCTAGTAAGTGCCTTTGATCTGGTGATGGACTATTGGTCAAAGTCCGTGGAGAAGTGCCCGCGGAAAACGCAGATCATTCCGATGCATAGGAATGAAATATATGAGAAAGTACAGCAGGGGATTTACCGGGATGTGCTAGATGCTGCCTGGTTTGTCGCCCCCGCCCAGTACCCGGAGGATGAGCAGGAGAACCGGAAGAATATTCGGACAGGGGAAGATACGCCTCCGCCGGATGAGACGACGCCCTTTAAGTTGCTGGAACAGCACTGCCTAATTGACCTGGACAAGGACGGTTATGCGGAGCCTTATATTTTGACGCTAGAGGCCTCAACGCAGAAAGTACTTCGCCTTGTCAGCCGGGTGGAACGGGAAGAAGATATTGATCGGAATGCTGCGGGTAAGATTATCCGCATTCGTCCTTGGGAGTATTATACAAAGTACTCCTTCATCCCCAGTCCAGATGGGGGCGTCTATGACCTAGGCTTCGGGATGCTACTGGGTCCCCTAAATGAATCCGTAAATAGCGTCATCAACCAATTGATCGATGCCGGGACAATTAATAATCTGAGCGGAGGATTCCTTGGACGTGGGGCAAAAATTCGAGGGGGTGTGTACAATGTAGCACCTTTCCAGTGGGTTAGAGTGGACAGCACGGGAGATGATCTGCGGAAGAACATTATGCCACTTCCGACTAAGGAACCCTCCCCGGTACTGTTCCAGCTCCTGGGCCTTCTGATTAACTATACGGAGCGCATCAGCGGCTCAACTGATATAATGATGGGGCAAAACCCGGGGCAAAACACCCCGGCGGAGACTACCAGGACTATGGTTGAGCAGGGAATGAAGGTATATTCCAATATCTTCAAGCGCATCTGGCGAGGGATGAAGCAGGAGTTTAAGAAGCTGTATGAGCTGAATGCAGTCTATCTGCCGAATACGATGATCTTCGGTGAGCAGGGTATGAAGGCCCTCCGTGCTGACTTCATTGGTGGGTCCAGTATGGTCACTCCAGTAGCCGACCCGAATGTGACGAGTGAGGGAATGCGGCTCATCCAAGCGCAGGCTGTGAAGCAAGCTGCCATGATTACGCCGGGGTACTCCCTGCCTGAGGTGGAGTTGGAGTACCTGAGAGCCCTTCGAGTGGAGCAACCTGAGCGGCTATATCCCGGGCCGGATAAGGTCCCGCCCTTGCCGAATCCGAAGGTACAGGTTGAGCAGATGAAAATGCAAGTGCAACAGGCGGCATTGCAGCAGAAGCAGCAAGAGTTTTTGCTTACCATGACGGAGGAGCATCGTCTTAATACGGCGAAAATACTCCAGCTGGAAGCACAAGCACATCAATTCCTTGCCAATGCGCAGGGAGTTGATGCAGGGCACCAAATTGCAGCATTTGAAGCTGCTATCGGTGCAATGAAAGCCCACAATGAACATCTGCGTGGGTCAATTGAGTTACTACAGAAAGGACTGGCAAATGAGCAAGGAACGGGACAATCTCCCGGAGAAAGGAGCATGGGCGGACTGGAAAGTGCATCCAGTAACCAAATTAGTCCAGCAATGGGCCAAAGCCCAGGTGCAGTTGCTTAAGGATAATTGGGCTGCTGGAAACTTCACGCATCAAGATGCCGTAGCATCCGCTATGATGAATGCAAAAGCTATTGCAGCAGTAGAAGTACTACAGCTCTTTATCGAACTAGACAGGGAACAATTTTCGGAGATTGAAGATGGAGAATAAATCAGGCTTTTCCCCCGCAGGTCGCGCTGTTCTTGTAAAGTACTACGACCCGCCGGAGCGCAAAGAGTCAGTTATCATAATTCCTGAGACAGTGCAGGATAGACTTAATATGCTGGAGCAAAGAGCCGTAATTGTGGAAGTAGGGCCAGTCGCTTGGCCAGATGAACCTCCTCGGGCAAAACCGGGAGACCATGTGATGATTAGTCGCATGGCAGGGGTTGCGGCAACGGGACCGGCAGATGGTCAACCTTATCGTTTCGTGAATGATCGAGATATTTTTGCCATCATCACTCATAGGGATTAAGTCATGGAAAACATTGAAAAAGAAGCACAGAATTTGGGCTGGGTGCCCCTTGATCAATTTCGCGGCGACCCGGAGAAGTGGGTAGATGCGGAAACTTTCGTAAAGCGTGGGCAGGAGATTATGCCCATCTTGCGGAAGAATAATGAGGTTCTTCAGAACACTGTAGGGCAATTGCAGGCGAAGGTTGACCACCTGACTGAACTTGTTGCAGCCGGACAAGAGTCTATGGCGGCACTGAAAGAACTCCATGCGTCAGATGTGAAGAGGAAGGTAGAGCAGGCTAAAAAAGAATTACTGGCTAGTCTAAAGCAAGCTAAGACTGAAGGAGATATTGATGCGGAGCTTGCCCTCCAGGACCAATTGTCTGAGGTCAATGCTCAGCTGAAGATTATCCAGGAGGGGGAGCAGACGGGGAAACCCGTCAAGGCAAGTCAACCGGCGGTGCCTTCCATTGATCCTATTACTAAGAGGTGGGTGGAAGAAAATCCTTGGTTTGAAAAAGATAAAGCCCTGACTGGGCTAGCGATGGGTCTGGCGCAGGCACTGCGAGAAGATCCCACCACGTCCAATTTGACGGGGGCGGCCTTTTATAATAAACTGGATGAACGCTTGGCAGAGTATCTTCCAAATCGTCGAAACACTCCCTCAAAAGTAGCTGAGACACGAGGAAGCGGCGGTGCAAGTGGAGGGGAAGGTGGCCGGTCTTACAATGACCTCCCGCCGGAAGCTAAAGCGGAATGCGAAAAGGATAGCGCCAAGTTTGTAGGAGAAGGAAGGGCCTTCAAGACAAAAGCTGAATGGCAAGCTCACTTTGCGAGTCTTTACTTTGGGGAATAAGAATGGAAAAAACACTAGATGTACCGACCAAAAATAACCCTGCAAATGCGCCTGCCCGTCGGGTTACTGCAGCTACCCGTATCCCCATGTCCCTTCCGGTGTTGCAACTGAGTGTCCCGGAAATTCCGGGGTATTACTTGCACTGGTTTCTGGCGAAGAACATTCCTCGCGCCCTGGCTGCGGGGTACGAATTTGTAGACGAATCTGAAGCAGTTCTGAATAATCGAGGAGTTGCTGATGATCTTGAGAAAAGTGGTAGTAGTGATCTGGGCAGTCGGGTGAGTGTCATTGGAGGAATTGATGAGCACAATAACCCGGAAAGACTGTACCTGATGAAAATTCGAGAAGAATGGCATAATGAGGATGTGAAAAAGTTAGGCGAGAGAAATGACCAAATCGCGCAAGCTCTGCGTGCTGGACTGATTGGCGGTGAAAATGACCCTGATAGGGGTTCTCGCTACCTGAAGCAAGGCGCAGGTTTGTTTTTTCCGAAAAATCGAAAGGTGTAAATCATGGCGAACGTAAACGCGCCCGCAGGCCTTTCTCCCGTCCAATACAAAAATGGTGCTCCTTGGACGGGGGGAGGCCGGGTATATTACATTGCAGCGGCTGATGCAAATGCCTATGCAATCGGTGATCCCGTTACCCTGAGTGGTAGCGGCGATGGTAATGGTGTTCCAGGTGTGACCTTGGCAACTGCTGGAGCTGGCTCTCCTGTCCTTGGCCCCATCCTTGGATCAGGTGGCATTGTAATGGGCGGCGCCTTTGTGGATCCCGCGAACATTGACACTACCGTTATTCCAGCGACGAAGACCAAGGGTTACTATGTCCTTGTCTGCGATGATCCGAATGTGATCTTCGAAGTGCAAGAAGGTGGCGCTGGGGCTGCATTGACAGCTAGCAACATCGGTCAGAATGTAAATTTGCTGGCCGGCACGAACAGTGGCTACTTTTCTGGCTGGACATTCAACAATGCTACGACTGGGACGGGTGCAACCCTCCAGCTGCAGCTTCTGGGCCTCTCGCTGAAGGCCGGCAACGGCTTTGGCCAATACGCTAAGTGGCTCGTTCGTATCAACACCCATCAGTACGCCGCGGGCGTTGCTGGTGTATAAGGAGAATACATCATGGCAGGCGGTGTTATTACCACAGGCTCGCATCCGAAACTACTTTGGCCCGGTGTTTATACGACCTGGGGCCAGGTATACAACGAACATGCAAAGGAGTACGTGGATCTGTATGACGAGCAAACTTCCGAAAAAGCCTATGAAACGGCCGTTCAGGTCACTGGCTTCGGCCTTGCCCCGGTAAAGGGCGAAGGTGCGCCAGTTGCCTATGACTCGGAAGCGCAGGGCATTATTTCTAACTACGTCCACGTTGCATATGCCCTCGGGTTTATTGTGACGAAGGAAGAGTTGGAAGATAACCTGTACAAGGAAGTCGCAACTCGTCGAGCGAAGGCCAATGCGTTCAGCATGTCCCAGACAATTGAAAATGTCGCAGCATTTCTGTATAATAATGCCTTCGTCAATACCTACTACACGACTGGCGACGGTGCACCCTTGATCAGTGCCTCACACGTTCAGTCTACCGGCGGGACGTACAGCAATGCGTTGACGCCTTCGGCAGACCTGTCCGAGGCCGCCCTAGAGGATCTTTCCATCCAGATCATGGGTGTGACGACAGATCGAGGGCTGCTGATTAACGTCATGCCAAGGAGCTTGCATGTTTCTCGTCAGGAGTGGTATAATGCAAATCGGATTATGAAGTCTGTTTTGCAGTCAAACACGGCAAGTAATAATATCAACGTGCTGAAGGCCACGAATGCATTTCCCGGCGGCATTAAGCTGAATCATTACTTCACGCAGCCGAATGCCTGGTTTGTCCGCACGAATGTCCCGGAGGGTATGACCATGTTCTGGCGTACCCGTCCAGAGTTTGACAAGGACAACGACTTCGATACGAAGAATGCCAAGGCGGCAAGCTACATGCGATTCTCCGTGGGTTGCACTGATCCGCGTGGCATCTTTGGTAGTAATGGACCGTAATGGTTGACCGGGGGGTAACGTCAATTATCCCCCGGTAATTAACGAATCCTTGCCCCCAGGGGCGTTCACTGAACAATAGGAGTAGTACAAAATGTCTTCCTCCCCGATGCGCCTGCCCGCAGGCTTCACGCAGGATACTTCCTTCCAGCCCCTCGGGTTGCTGGGCGTGCCGAACCCCTTTTTCTATGCCCAGTACCACGATGACTTCATCGGGTATCTCCCTGGGCGTTACACGAACACTGTTACCTCCAGTGGGTCAATTGCACAGACTGCTGGAGCCAACGGACGACTGCTGTTCACGACAAATACTTCGACACCTCTGGCGACGGATATTGCCAGTCAGCAGCTCGACGCAGCAGCCTTCTCCCTGACAAGTACCAAGAAGTTCGCCTACCTCACCCGTCTCCAGGTTGCGGATATCACCAATCCAGCTTTGCTCGTCGGGGTAATCCAGACTACCACGACTCCCTTTACCCCCACGGATGGTATCTTCTTCAGCAAGGCCTCGGGTTCGACAAACCTGGTTGTCAATGTAATGGCTTCCAGTGTCGTCTTGGCCACTGCAACCCTCCCGGGTTTGCTGACGGCTAACACCGATATTGACCTGGGCTTCGTTTACGACGGACGGGGAAGTATTCGAGTATTCGCGGGAGCCGGTCTGATTGGGCAGGTTCTCAATCAAAATACGGCTAACCTTGGCCCGGTAGCTAGACTGACTCCCACGACCCTTCCAACTGCTCTGCTGAACCCGACCCTGGCAATCCAGAGTGGCACGGCAACAAGTAAAACGATGAATGTCGATTTGCAGTTTGCCGCGATGGAGCGTTAATCATGGCAAATACTACCTCGACACAGATTATCTTGGACGGGGCACGGAATGCCGTGGTTAAGCTTACTGGTGCCCTGGATACGAGTAATCTTGCTTATACTGTCCCCATCCAGGTAGCTAGCTTTCACCCGACACCTACCCAGTTTCGGATTGATCACATTGACTATAGCATTGCAGATGGCATTGAGGCGCAGCTGTTCTGGGACGCCACTAGTCCAGTAGTAATTCTCCCTGTATCTGGCCGAGGACGGATGAGTTACTGGAACTTCGGAGGCCTGCAGAACGATGCAGGGGCTGGAAAGACCGGTGGGATTGGCATTAGTGTGACGCAGCTTCCAGGATATACCTATACGACGGGAGAGCCATTCGTCTACATCATTATCCTTGAGCTGGTGAAGCAGGGAGTGCTGTATGGCTAGCCCCCTTTCCTACTCCTTCGTTAACGCCGCTAATAGTGGCCTAACGCAGATACTTCCTGCCCAAGGAACAGGCATTATTATCCGAGTCCACAGTGTCTCCATTGTAGTCGATTCGGCGGTGTATGTAAACTTTGCAGGTTCCCTCAGCGGCGCACTTACAGCTGCTTTTCCACTGACTGCTAATGGCGGATTCGTTTGGAACTTTAACAAGTACGGATGGTTCATTACAG